CAAAGAATTTTAAGGCACAAACGGCGCGTAGGTTTGGGTTAATAGCCCCCTACGCATCGGATAGCAAGAAGTTACCGAAAGCCAAATTTCCCAACAGATCTCTGCCCTTTCCTTTGTGGAGAGCGCGAAACTTGTTACTGCGAAGGTTGCCACCACTGTCTCTGACAATGTTGGTAGACTGACGCCTACTTCGGCTAATTGCCAAACCCTAAGAGCAGTCGTCGGCGCTTCTGAAGCGACCGTTGACTACTCTTTGTCCCTGTCTGCCTTTTTGAAGGCTCTGTCTCCGAGCTTTGACTTGCCGGATCAGTTTGCTTTCTTGGAGGATCAGACGATCACCTCCCTGAACGTTCTCTTAGGACTAACTAAAGACCTTTATGAGATCGGGAAGGACAACCTGGTCGACTTGGGGAGTGCATTTGTCCATGTGATTAATTTCTACATTGGAACGAAAAACTCTACCAATTGGACCGAGGTATCGGTAGGCTTTGCCTCTCTTTGTCTCTCGCTTTTTAAGCTTGATTCAATTAATAATTGTGCGAAGTACGTCCAACAGATCGTTATGACTTTTGTAGATCATCTCAAGTCTTTCTTTCTGAAGGGCGAGTCAGCCGAGGGATCCGTCCGGTCCTTTTGGTCTGATCTGTCGACCTCAAACCCCCGCACATTGTTTGGTATTGTCCATTCGTGCACTGGGATCTTGACATCTGTCATCTGCCTCAAGCAGTTTGTCTGCAAGGCTTTTAAAGAAGACGATATCTTTTCCCTTGTCACCGAGCTTACCTCAGGTATCTTGAAGGTAGGATCCGACGTTAGGCAGCATGCTGAAAGCTTATCGCTGCTTTTCGCCAGGATTTACGACTGGATATTTATCAACGCAGGAGCTCTGATGACTCTAAAATTCGACCAGATCAAATGGGAACTTCCCAAAGATCAAGTCTTCGAGTCGAAATTCGTCGAGATGTCTGACATCATGGCGAAATATGCAGAAGACCCCCTCTATCTTGAGGCTAATAACCTCACTTTGGAGGTGTTGCGTGATCGCTTGAATAGGCTCCGTAACGCTGGTGAATCAGAGCTCAACAAGAGCCCTGTACCATCGGTTAAGGCCGCACTTACGCGGTACATGACCAATATCGATGGATTTATCCGGTTAATTGAGGCTCGCCTTAACCCGGACAACACCAAGCCCCAGCCCATGTCAGTGACTCTTGTGGGTCCTGCAGGGTGTGGCAAATCCTCTGCCTCGACCAAGATCGGTCTCATGATGCAGAGAATCGCCAGTCGAGTTCCAGACGAGACTCTTATCTCGAATAGAGGTGGAGATCCCAAGTTTGAGGAGAATATCACTGGCAGTACTGATGTGATCATCTATGACGACTTCGCCAACGACCAGTCAGTCAAGATGAACACCAAGGAAGTCTTGGACATCGTCAACACTTCCAAGGAGGTCATCCCCAAATCCCGTGCTGAGGAGAAGGGGTGTCACAAGTACAACAACCTAGGTACCATTTTCACGACCAATGACCAAGATTTGGGCATGAACTGTTTCCGCACCGCTAGTGTGGACAGTTTGTTGCGTCGCATGGGTATTGTAGTCACTCTTTCTATCAAGGAGGAGTACTGCCTACCCGGTACCGATAGGCTGGACTTAAACCATCCGGCCGTATCCGACGAGGTATTCAACACAGAAGTTTACGCTGTGAAGATTCAAATGCCTCGCGGAACCATTACCACCCCCACAGGGATCAACGTTAACTATGTCGATGTGGACTACGAACGTCATGAAGGTAACTCTGAGTGGCGTGATGCGGTCCTCAAGATACAGGAACTGTTGATTGAGCAGTGGAACAACAGCACAAGCCGTCATCAGAAGGCTAAGCTGAAGGAGAATAATTGCGATGAGTGCTCTTTGCCTCTCGATATGTGTCTCTGCTCCAAGCTTCGTGCCGAAGCTCTATGCTTCAGTAGGGAGCGGCTCTCTACCCTATTTTACCGCCAGCCAGTAGCTACGGTCCAGCAGCGATTTTTCGCCCTGGATCATATTGTGTTAGATTGCTCTTCCAAGATCGCAGCTTTGCATTCGCTAACTGTGTATTACAGGAACACCCTCGCCTATTTGAGGGAGAGGTTGGGCTTCTACACAGAAAATGCTATTGTGATGGCGGCTTTATTTGTGATGATGTCCCTTATCCCTTTCGGATGCGTGATTTACATCGTGGCCCTTTTGGGCTACGAGTATCGTTTCTTCGCTAGGGAAAAGGCTGCGCACATGGAAAGGTGTATTACATCAGGCACGCTTATCGCTGAGTCTTATAAGGCTCGCTATGCGGCTGTTGGTGTTACTTTTCTCACTGGTGCTCTAGCCTTGGGTGTCCTTTTCAAGTCAATGTTTGTTGTCTCACAGATTGCCCTCAATTCCGAGGATAAGACTACTGTGGATACTCAGCCTCAATTGGTTGAGAAATTGACTGTTAAAGACAATCATGATTGTGCGGATGTCTCATTTGTAGACCCGCCAAAGCAGACCAATTCTGACAACCTGGGTTACTTCATCAATAAGCCCAGACCCGCTAACACCGCGAGGACTATGACTCCTGCGCAGGTTATCGCGGAAATCGGAAAAGGTATTGCCACCGCTACCATCAAGTTCGACGGAAAGACGAGCATCGTTAAGTCCCTACCTATGGGCTCGGAACGCTTGATTCCCCGTCACGCTTTGAATATGGAAGGCAACCAGGATATCATCATCCAATACAACGGAAGCCAGGGTGCTGACTACAAGAACATGGATTTGCCCGTGTCTCACATTCAGCCCTTGGTTAAGAAGACAGGACTCTTTTCTTCTAAAGTCCTTGACGCTGCCGTTGTCCACCTCCCTAACGCACCCCCGGGCAAGGATTTTTCGAAATACCTTGCTGAACCGGGAACCCTGCCTGCACAGGCCGGGTGCTTGTACATTCACAAGGATTGCGAGTCTGGAGAGTTCAAGGAGATCCAAGTGCGTGCTCGCATGCTCAAGGACCCTATTCGATACCAGACTGCCACTGGGTTTGAAACTCAGATGGTTTATGAGTGTCAATCTAGGGACCACTTCTCCACTGATGGAGATTGTGGCCAGCCACTGATTTACAACAACGCGATCATCGGGATCCACATTGCTGGAAATTCATCCAACACGTGGTATTGCCTTGCTATAGATAAATCTACTATTAGCAGCGCACGGAATGCTTTGAAGCAGGAGAATTCAATTTTTGTCGCCTCCACTCCGCCCGAACCGGTGTTCAAGAACAACAAGAAGGAGCTCAGCATCATAGATGGTGAAACTACATACGTCCAAGATTCGTTGAAGACTCCTATCTCTCACATTGTCTCCCTAGGTGTCGTCGTTGACGCCGCCTGCAGAAAATACAAGCCTCGTGCAGAGGATTATTACTTTCGTAATGGGAACACACAAGTGGAGGAGGAGTTCGGTGAACTGTCGTCCAGGCCCCCTAAATTTGTCAACGGGATTGATCAGATTAACACCACTCTCTTGAAATTCAACACACCCAAAATGGGCCTGCCTATCGGTTTGATGGACCAGGCCATGGATGATTACATGTATGGTGCGACGTGCACCGGGAGGTCTTTGTCTCAGGTCGCTAGCGACTTGGAGGCCGAGTCTCCCGGATTCTTCTCCGTGCGCTCCCTTGCCGAAGCCCTTGATGGCGACGGCACTGGGATTGTGCGAGGCATGAATAACCAGACTTCGTCTGGTATCTGCTACGGGGGAAAGAAGACCAAATATATGGTCGTCGATGAGGCCGGAGACCCTGTAGTCCCCCGCGTGCTCGATCCAGAGATCGAGGGTGATATTCTCGCTCTTGAGAACTCTTGGCGCGGTGGACAGGGTACGTTCGATCCATTCGTGCGTGCTTCTAAGACAAATGAAATCCTTCCCTTAAAGAAGGCATATGAAAAGACTCGTTCTGTCTATGGT